CCTACACTCATTATTTATGAGTGTAATTTCCCTACTAAAGGAGCTATACTAGTGGCCTTTCAGCCTACTGTTCGCCGTCGCGAGTTAAAGGGTCCGAACTTGCATGGGCGGGTTGTTCACCGCTCTAGCTTGTCGAATCCTTTCGTGACGGATTATCTGAACAGGCAACTGAAAGGGGTTCAGATTACTGAATCTGAAGGTCACGCCTTTTCTGGTAAATATACCGGAAAGGACGTTGGTGGAGACTTCCGTACGTACAAGGCTTATTGTGTGGTTAACAATCAGTCCGTACATATGGAAGATCTCGAACCTCCAACTCCTGGTAGATATCAGAAGTTTGATGTCACCATGACCCCGAGGATTGACGATGACTCCTCCAAACCTTTTCTACAACTTCCTAAATCTTTGTCGTTTAACAGCGACCTAGATTCGAAAGGAGCAGAAGCGGTTGACCTTTGCAACCCGTTGAATCCGGTTGCAAGTGCCTCGACGTTTCTCGCAGAAGCTATCCATGAGAGACTTCCGTCTCTTCCTGGAATTCGCCTCTGGGAGTCTCGAACTAAGGCGCTTCTTGGTCTTGGGGATGAGTTCCTCAATGCCGAGTTTGGTTTCCTTCCCATGATTCGCGAAATTGGCGATTTAGCCAAGGCGATTCAACTTGCTTCCATTACTATGAAGCAATACGAGAAGGATGCCGGCAAATTAGTTCGTCGTTCCTGGTATTTTCCCGCTAGTTTAAACAATTCTAGCACCATCCTTTACACTAGGCAACCGCCTGTGTTTGGGGGCACTGGTACTTATACCAATGTTTTTGGTGCCGGAACTGTTCCAAGTGGCAGAGTTACTCGTTCCGTAGAGGAACGACGTAAGGTTTGGTTTAAGGGTGCTTTTACTTACACCATTCCCTCCCAGAGTGATTCCTGGATAGGGATGATGAAAGCAGCTACCCTTTCGAATCCGGCTAATGTCGTTTTCGGTTCAAACCTTACCCCAGAGACTCTCTGGGAGCTTGCCCCTTGGAGCTGGGCCGTCGATTGGTTCTCAAATGCGCAGGAGGTTATTACTAACCTACAACGTTTTGAGCTCGAAGGCCTGGTTATGCCGTATGGGTACGTTATGGATGAAAAAACCATAAAGACTACCTATACTTGGGAACAAGAAGGAGTTTCATCCTTCAAGCAACCAATTGCTGTCTCCCCTGTTGTGGTCGTTGAGACCTACAAGATGAGAAAGCAGGCTAACCCCTTTGGTTTTGGCGTAGAATGGGCAGACTTATCACCTACCCAGCTCGCCATTCTTGCAGCCCTAGGTATCACCTTTGCGCTGTAAACAGTAATGTACTGTTGACAAACACCCGGGTGATTTCTCATGCCCGTAACAGAAAGAGCACGCTATGGCATTCGCTGACCCACAGTCCATCAAAATCTCGGGCGTGTCTACGTCCCTTCCCCGCGTTTCTACGGGTAAGAACGAAAGCACGTACGAGAGCAATGATGGCTCTATCAGCATCGAAGCCTCTTCCCAGTATGGGTCGAGGACTCGTCGTCTGATTCGGGTTAACCTTTCTAAGGTTACGCCTGATCCGTATATCCCTGCGCAGAACACGAAGGTCTCGACGAGTTGTTATCTCGTCTTTGACATTCCGCCTGCCGGTTATACGGTAGCTGAACTAAAGTCGCTTTACGAAGGCTTTGTTGAAGCCCTCGGTGCGACTTCCGCAAAACTCATCACCTCGCTTCTTGTGGTGAGTCCTGAATTCCGACGAAGATTTCTTCTTCGGTTTTCTTGTGGTGCTGCTTTTAAACAGCATAGTTCTTTTGCTCATTAAGCTGCTATTTTTGTCTTAGTAGCTTGACGATCTGGCGTTTTCCTCGGTTTAGATATTCTCTATCTAAGCGATGGTCATGGCTAAGGAAAATGTCCTCTATTAGGAGGTATTTTGAAAAGCCTGACGCTGCTCTGGGAAAAAGTAGCATTAGATTATGCTACTAGATGTTGTGCACGCGCCACCATGGACATAAAAACTGTCCAAGGTCGGACTGAACACGAGGGGTTATCGTTTCTTACGATAACCCTGCCAACCTTTGGAAAGGACTTCCAAAAAAGTCTTGACCAAGGGTTTGTAGACGACAGATCCTTTTTAGCGTTTTCGAAGTGGAAGCGCTCTTTAGGATCGAGGCTCCCTGCGTTTTTGCAGGGTTTCTCTCGTCTTGTGTTTAGCCCTAGTACTGGTGTTCTGTACGATGAGCCTGACATTGACGCAATTCTTGCCATTCGTCAGTTAACTCTGATGTTTAGCAAGATTTTGCTCCCCTGCAGTGATGCAAGGGTTGCAAAATCAATGTCCGACTATGTCGCATGTGAGCAGGATGTGAAACGTTCTGACGCTAACTTACGATCTGAGGATCTCTCAGATTTTAAGCGCGTCAGTTCTGTGCTTTTTCAACGCCTCTTTACCATAATGGATCGAAAGATCTATAATGGTGAGGTGATGCCGAAGCACGGTCCCGGTGCAACTGCTGACAAACTTCGTGGAAACGCTAAGTTTAATCAGCGCACTTGGACTACCAGGTTGGATAGACTCTTCCCTTTTGGGGAGAACATCTTTCCTTCTTGGTCATATTATGACCAATTTTCTGGTGTTTCACTCCTCGAACCTGGACAGGAGTATCCCGTTAGGGTGATCCCTGTTCCTAAGACGCTAAAAACGCCTAGAATTATAGCAATAGAGCCCACTGCTATGCAATACGCACAGCAAGGGATTCTGGAGCTATTTCTGGATAGTCTTAAGGGGTTTGACTCCCTTAATTCTCTCCTCGGATTTGACGATCAGGAGCCTAATCAGCTCATGGCTCGTCATGGTTCCTCTTCTGGGGAACTAGCCACCTTAGATTTATCGGAGGCATCCGATCGCGTTTCTAATCAGCTCGTACGGGAGATGGTTTCTCAATTCCCTCATTTGCGTGAGGGTTTTGATTGTACCCGCTCCCGGAAGGCTGATGTACCTGGCCATGGCGTTATACGCTTGGCCAAGTTCGCGTCTATGGGTTCAGCTCTCTGCTTCCCGGTCGAGGCCATGGTCTTTCTGACCTTGGTCTTTCTCGGAATTGAGAGAGAGCTCAGAGCACCAGTTAGTGACGATATGATTTTGTCATACGTCAACAAGGTGCGCATCTATGGGGATGATATCATTATTCCCGTAGATTTTGCACATTCCGTTGTGGACACGCTCGAACTTTTTGGAGCTCGAGTTAATGTCGACAAGTCTTTCTGGATCGGAAGGTTCAGAGAGTCCTGTGGTAAGGAGTATTATGACGGCCATGACGTGAGTATTGTCAAGGTTCGCCGAGTATTCCCTACACAACGGAAGCACGTCCAGGAGGTCATCAGTCTGGTTTCCCTTCGTAATCAGCTCTATCGAGCTGGTTGCTGGGGAACTTGCAAATGGCTTGACTCCTACATTTCTCGGATAGTCAAACACTATCCGCTTGTGGAAGAGTCTTCTCCTGTGTTAGGTAGGCATTCCTTTCTGGGTTATGAGACTCAGAGGATGCATAAGACGCTACATTCTCCCCTTGTCAAGGGATATATAGTGTCTTCCAGAATTCCGTCTGATCCTCTAGATGGACCTGGAGCCTTGCTCAAGTTCTTCCTTAAGCGCGGCGGACAGCCATCCGTCGATGGAAGGCACTTGGAACGTGCTGGACGTCCTCATGCCGTCGACATCAAGCTGAGGTGGGGCTCACCGTTTTAATGGTGAGTCGCGGTCTATGACCGCTGCAATTGGAGAGAGACCTTCTA